GCTGATGAAATTGAAGGTGATGTGGACGCAGAACAACCTGAGGAATCAGAAGAAGAAAAGGAAGAACAATGAAATCACTTAGACAGATAGTCGAGTTAAAGAAAATTGATTTAGTACCTGATCCAGAAAGTCAAGCTGGAACAGTATCGGACTTTGCTAATCCAAAATCAGAAGCAGAAAAAAGATTTGTTGATAAACATATCTCTAGTATTCAGAAAACGAACCACCCTGCCTATGAAAGCGAAGAAGAGCAAAACAAAGTATTCCAAGGTGCTAATGTATCGAAAGATAGTACACATGACCTAGCAGGTGCGGGCCATTATAAAGATGGTGAAGACGCAGCAGTATACGAAGCAGCAGAAGCTGCTGTAGACTTTGTTAGGGAAAACTTAACAGACGACAACTTACAAAAATTTGACACACTACTTGACGAAGAACCAGAAACCGCTGTAGAGTTTGCTTTAAACACTATAGAAGAAATAGCAGGAGAAGAAGACAATGGCTGAGGTAATCAAGGTCAAAGGATCACAAGCAGCACTATGTGCTAATAACTCTCATGCTTCTGACTTCTCAAGCGCAACGTGCGTAAGAGTCTACAACTCACACACAGCATATTCAAACGTAACAGTACAAACAGCATCCGCTAACAGTACAGTATCTACTGACGCAGTCGTCGTAGGTATGATATCTGTTGGACCAGCTGAGGCTGTATTATTAAGAAAAGATCCAACTGATGAAGTTTGGGGAACAGCAGCCACACTATTAGGCGCAGCTGTAGCAATTCAAGGATAAAGATATGAAGCTGATTGCAGAAACTAATTTTGATAATGTAAATGTGAACATACAAGAAGCCGCTGACGGCAAAGGTAAGAATTACTTTATCGAAGGTATTTTCATGCAAGGTGGCATAAAGAACAGGAACGGTCGAATGTATCCAATGGAAACATTAGACAAAGAAGTAAGCCGATATAATGATCAATTCATCAAGCAAAACAGAGCTTATGGGGAGTTGGGACATCCAGAAGGACCAACAATTAACTTAGAAAGAGTCTCCCATATGATGAAAAGCCTACAAAGAGAAGGCAATGATTATGTCGGAAAAGCAAAGATCATGGATACTCCATATGGGAAGATAGTCAAATCCCTAATTGATGAAGGCGCTAATTTAGGCGTATCGTCAAGAGGTATGGGGTCTCTAAGAATGAACAGTGATGGTATTAACGAAGTACAGGGTGATTTTCAGCTTGCTACTGCAGGTGATATTGTAGCTGATCCTTCTGCACCAAACGCATTTGTGAATGGTGTTATGGAGGGTGTGGAATGGGTTTACGACGCCGCTACTAACTCTTGGCAGAGCCAAGCAGTTATAGAGGAGATTGTTAAAACTGGAAACGAATCAATTAAGAAGCTGAATGAAAATTCAATAGCGCTTTTTGAGCGGTTTCTAAATACCCTGTAAACCTATAATTTATAAATAATATACACATAAGTATAGACTCAAACTACGAGGAGAAAAAAATGGCTAATGAACTAGAAAGTTCTAGGAACGAAGAAATCGAAGCTGTGGCTGATGAGCAAGTAGAACTTGACGAGTTTAAGGCCAGCGGTGAGAATTCGGCTGTTGCTGATCCTGTGGTAAAAGGAAGTAATAAAAGACCTGCAGACAAAGCTGCATCCTTTACTGCACCTAACCCAGGCGGCTCACAGGAAAAATCCGGCTCAGAATCAAAAGGTGAAGACTTAGTATCTTCTAAATCAGGAAAACAAGCACCTAAGCGTAAAGCTGATAAAGCTACAGGCAGTGCTAACGTAGAAGGTGGTAGCGGATCAGCTGCTGCAGTCACTCCTGGTCAAAGTGGATCATCTGAGATGGCACCTGGACACTCAGGCGGTGTTAAAGAAGATATAGACGCAATCTTCGGCGAAGATCTCGACGAAGAATTAAGAGAAAAAGCAGAGACAGTTTTTGAAGCTGCAGTAAGCGCTAGAGTATCTGACATCAATACACAATATTCAACAGCATTTGATTCACAAATAGCAGAAGCTAAAGAATCACTTGCAGAAGATATGACTGCTAAAGTAGATGAATACATCAACTACCTAAGCGAACAGTGGATGGAAGATAATAAAGTTGCTATAGAGAGCTCTCTTAAAGTAGAAGTGGCTGAATCTTTTATGAATGGATTAAAAGGCTTAATGGAAGCGCACAACGTTGTGATCCCAGAAGAAGCTGATTCAGACATTCTCACAGATCTTCAAACTAGAATCGAAGAACTAGAAGGAAAATTAGAAGAAGAAACATCTTCTAAGATTTCACTTGGTAACGACTTAGTCGAAGCCCAAGTACAAAATATTTTTGCTGAAGCATCTAATGGTTTAGCAGAGACACAAATTGAAAAACTCCGTGCTCTATCGGAAGGACTTGATTATGATAACGTCGAAGATTTCGAAACAAAGTTGAACACTTTGAAAGAATCATATTTCGACAACAAGGCGGCTAGTGCTTCTACTGATGTAGAAGACCAAGACCCAGTTGAATTAGATGAGGAAACTCAACCTAAGTTAACAGGATCTATAGCCAATTACAGTGACGCAATTTCGCGAACTGTTAGAAAATAACGTTAGGTAATATAAGGAGCTATCATGCAATACCAATACGAAGAACTACAGTCCAAATGGCAGCCGATAATTGAGCACGCTGATCTACCTGAAATTTCAGATAGTCACAAGAAATCAGTTACAGCTGTATGCTTGGAAAACACTGAGCGTTCTTTAAAAGAAGAACAGGGTTTCGGTCCTGCTTCACTTTTAGAAGCCGCTCCAACTAATGCTACTGGTTCAAACGTAGACAACTACGACCCAGTATTGATTAGTCTCGTACGTAGAGCAATGCCTAATTTAGTAGCATATGACCTAGTTGGCGTTCAGCCAATGACTGGTCCTACTGGCTTAATATTTGCTATGAGAAGCAGATATACAAACCAGAGTGGTACTGAAGCATTCTACGACGAAGCTAATACAGAGCATTCAACTGTAGTCGCAGGTTCTGGTAACAACACCCTCGGTAACGCGCAAGAAGGAACTCAGCCATCAGGCAACAGTACTTCTTACAACTTTGCTGAAGGTATGTCAATTGCTCAAGCTGAGGCCTTAGGTTCAAGTGGAAACACTGCTTTTGCTGAAATGGCATTCTCAATCGAGAAGATCGCCGTAACAGCTAAGTCAAGAGCCCTAAAGGCTGAATACTCAATGGAACTAGCACAAGACCTTAAAGCAATTCATGGTCTTGACGCAGAGACAGAATTAGCAAACATCCTATCAACTGAAATCCTTGCAGAGATCAACAGAGAAATCGTACGTACAGTCAACCTAGTTGCTGTAACCGGTGCTCAACAAAATACTAGCACTGCTGGTACTTTTGATCTTGACATAGATTCAAACGGTAGATGGATGGTTGAAAAATTCAAAGGTCTTATGTTCCAGATAGAAAGGGAAGCTAACGAGATCGCAAGAGGAACAAGAAGAGGTAAAGGGAACATAATGTTATGTTCTTCTGACGTCGCTTCTGCTCTTCAAATGGCTGGTGTATTAGATTACACTCCAGCTTTAAACTCTAATAATCTATCTGTTGATGATACTGGCAATACTTTTGCTGGTGTTCTTAATGGAAGGATTAGAGTGTTTATCGATCCATACTTTGCCCCTTCTTCAGGTATTCACTACATGACTGTTGGATACAAAGGATCAAGCGCATTTGACGCTGGATTATTCTACTGCCCATACGTGCCATTACAAATGGTAAGAGCAGTTGGTGAAGACACTTTCCAACCTAAAATCGGTTTCAAAACTCGTTACGGCGTAGTTGAGAATCCTTTTGCTAGGGGAACAGGTGCTTTATCAGCAGCAGGGTTATTAGATGACAACGCAAACAAATACTACAGAAGAGTATTAGTTAAAAACATTATGTAATCTTAGGATTACAAAGTTTAAAAGGGAGCTTCGCGGCTCCCTTTTTTTTGTTTAAAATATATCGTTTTGCCTGTTGACTTCAAATCGAGAGTTTAGTATAATGGGGGTATATTAAGAAGTAAGGGAAACATTATGAAAAACGCGATAACAGGAAACTACTACACAGGAACTAATGAAGAAATTCTAGCAGAAGCTGGAGTAGAAGAAGTTGTAACATTCAAACAAGCACTTAAAGTAGATGGCATATCAGGTAAAGATCTGAAAGGCATCAAGAAAGCTGCAACATTAATTAGATTCGATACTAAAAATGTTGAAGAAGACGAAGATGGGAACACAAGACCACGACCAATCTTCTTCGCAGTGTTTGATTATCAAGACGTACTAGCTAGGAGAGCTGCATAATGCAAGAACTATTAAATCATATTAAAGCACAAAACGTTAAAACTAGAGCGTGGGTTGCTGAGGATCCTAAGAACAGGATGGCTGGTTTATATCCAGAAGACGAAGCTCATTGGGTTGAGAGAGGTATTACTACTCTTGCAGAGCTCGAAAGAGATGAGTTAATCACATACATCTGGGATGGCCATAAAGATGCTTATGGTTTTAGAAATCGTAGTTATGATTTTAATTCAATGTCTATCAAAGACCTTGAAGCAGAAGCTGATAGAATCAGTAATGCTGTTAAAGATTCTATGGAAGAAGATAGAGCTAGAGAAAAGCGAGCTATCGAAAATCTGGAATCACGTATTAAGTCAAACATTGACATAGGTGCTGCAGATAGACAAACTGCTGTTCGTTGGATACTTGAAGCAGAAGAGTTAATCGGTGAATGGGATATAGATTATATCAATTTTTCTCTTGGTGTTCCATACGGTCACATGAAAAAAGAATTCGAATTAGCTGTTGACTTCAAATCGAATATTTAGTATAATAGGGGTATGTTTAAAAGAAGTAAGGAAAGAAATATGAACGTAAATTTTGAAATTGTAAAAGACTTTTATTCATTCGATAAATTCGGAGAGAAGGAAAGACATGAAGGCACAGTGACTGGTGTATCATCTGATGACCAATATAGGTTAGCTGGTAGATCATACAGAGCTTTAGGGCCTGGTAGAGAGAAGGGTTTATTTACTAACTCTAATGCTACTGAAGCAGACAGACTTTCTAGGAAGTATGTTTCTTATGAAGGCGACTCAGTTGAAGGGTCAGCTAAGAAAGCATTCATTGAAGATGATGTTGTTAGATGGAAGTCTAATGGTAGAATACCTTTCGGTGATATGCTTTTAGATTTTTATCACTTAGGATATATTTCTAAGGATCAAATGATCAAGTCAGCTATCTTACATGAGAAAGGTAATTCTGAGTTTTGGTCTAACGTGACTACTGAGAGCTTCAAATGTGAAGAGACTGGTGAAGATATGATTAGATTCATTCCAGGTAAAGATGCTTTCAAAGAAGAAGCAAAATACACAAACCAAAGGAGTGTAGCGTAATGAGTTACGAATTACCTGAACACGGTTCACCAGAAGATAGAGGATCAGCAGATCGCTACTATCGCAGAAGTTTTAATCCACATTGGTATCCTTATGGAACTGGTAATGGTGAAAAAATTACTGAAGATAATATGACTGTAGAAGAGATTGCTCTCTACAAAAAAGGTTTTGATGAAGAAATGGAAAGAAAGGATTGGACATGATTTTTAAATTACCAACTCTATATAAAAGAGATACCACTGGAAAGATTCGCGAGTGGACAATAGAATACAGCGGACCAATTAATCCCGGAACAAGAACAGTTGCTGGAATAAAAGACGGCAACCTCGTTACTTCTGGTTGGAAAGAAACAGAAGCTAAAAACGAAGGCAGAGCAAATGCCACGACAGCTTTTGAACAAGCACAGAAAGAAGCTGAGGCAGATTGGAAAAAGAAAGAAGAAAAAGAATACTTTGAATTTGTTAATCAAATCGATTCTTACGATAAGGTCAAGCCAATGTTAGCACAAGACTATACTAAGCGTCCACAAGACTCTGGTTATTCACAACCTAAGCTAGATGGCATTAGATGTATTGCAAGAAAAGATGGACTGTACACAAGAGCAGGTAAAGCAATTACAACTTGCGATCATATCTTTATAGCACTTAGAGACTTCTTTGAAGATGAACCAGAAGCTATATTAGATGGTGAACTTTATAATCACGATCTAAGAGAAGACTTTAATAAGATTACAAGTCTTGTTAGAAAAGTAAAACCTACAGAAGAAGAACAAGCAGAATGTTTCAAACTTGTTCAGTATCATGTATATGATATGGTACAATTC